TCTGCTCCTAGTGTTGACAATGATGGAAATGCACTCCTTACAGGTGCTTTGTACTGGAATTCAACAGTATCAACTCTTTATGTGTGGACAGGATCGGCATGGACTCAAGCAGCCTTTACTGCCTCTGGCTTTGCTACTTTGACAGGTACAGAAACCCTGACAAACAAGACTCTGACAGCCCCAATAATGACTGCTCCCGTATTGGGAACTCCTGCTAGTGGTACTTTAACTAACGCTACAGGTCTTCCTTTATCCACAGGTGTAACAGGTACTTTACCCATAGCTAATGGCGGCACAGGTGCATCTACTCTAGCAGGGGCTAACATTCCTGTTGTCAATGTTGCCAACACTTTTACTGGCACACAGACCTTCTCAGGCTCATCATCTGCTACAGCCATTGTTTTAAACGATGCAGCAGAGGTAGCTACAGTATCTGCAACAGCAGCTACAGGTACGATTAACTACGACATTACCACTCAGTCTGTCTTGTACTACACAAGTAACGCAAGTGCTAACTGGACAGTTAACTTCAGAGGCTCTAGCGGTACATCATTGAATACTTTGATGTCCACGGGTCAATCAATGACTGTGGCTTTCTTGGTTACTCAAGGCTCTACTGCTTACTACAACTCTGCTGTTCAAGTTGATGGCACTACATCGGGTGTTACAACTCGTTGGTTAGGTGGTGCGCCTACTGCGGGAAATGCTAGTGGTATCGATTCCTATAGGTTCTTAATTCTGAAGACAGGAAGTGCTACGTTCACTATCCTTGCATCAGTTACTCAATTTAAGGCATGATGAACACCGCCTACGTTTACACGCTGACAGACCCAAGAAATGGGATGCCCTTTTACGTTGGTAAGGGCGTGGGTAGACGTTGCCATTTTCATGCTTGGGAAGCCAAGAATTCTGACAAGCCGACATACAAGTTGAACAAGATTCGTAAGATTCAAAGTCTTGGTTTAGACATTGTTGTGCGGAAGGTTGAGGAAAATGTAAGCCATGAGCAAGCTAAAGAACTTGAATGTTTTTTGATTGCTGAGATGCGTGAGTTTGGTATTGATTTAACAAACGCAACTGATGGAGGTGATGGAACTGAAGGTTATAAACATACCGCAGAAACTATTGCCAAAACTAGGCATGAGTGGACTGCGGAACAAAAACAACGTATCAGTAATTCACTTAAAGGCAAAAGCAACCCATGTACTGAGCAACGCAGACAAGCTATTATTGCTGGAACAACTGGCGTAAAGAAATCAACAACAATCAATATGCGTAAGCCAAAGCGTAAAGAACAATGCCCACATTGCGGAATAATAGCAAGTGGCGGTAACTTAGCTAAATGGCACATGAACAACTGCAAGAGCAAGGAATAACAATGCCTTTACAATCGACAAGTGGAGCAGCTAGTTACGATGGATTCGGTGGCGGAGTTGCTGCTGTACCAAAATATATAGAAGATTATTTTTCTACTTTTTTGTATTCTGGTAATGGAGCAAATCGCTCAATTAACAACGGCATTGATTTATCTACCAAAGGTGGAATGGTTTGGTTCAAAGCTAGAAATGTTGGCAGCAACCATTACCAAGTGGATACGGCTCGTGGAAACACAAAATATCTTGCTTCAAATTCCACAACATCACAGATGACTTTTAACGATGCATTAACTGCTTTTACAACTACTGGTTTTAACTTAGGTGTAGATGCAGCTGCTGGCGATATCAATGGTAGTGGCTATGAAATGGCCTCTTGGTCTATAGCAAAAGCTCCAAAGTTCTTTGATGTTGTGACTTATACGGGGAATGGAACAAACGGACGGACTGTTGCCCACAATCTTGGTTCTGCGCCCGGTTGCATTATCATTAAAAGGACAAGCTTCACAGGCCCGTGGTACACATGGCACAGGTCACTTACAGCCGATAAAGTTGTTTATCTAAATACAACTGCGGCTCAAGCTGACCCTCCTTTTGGTGCTGGTTCTTGGATTAGTTCTGACAGCACAACAGTTACATTTCCAAACGTTAGTATTGCTGACGTAAACAACAATGGTTATGACTATGTAATGTACATTTTTGCCCACAACGCAGGAGGCTTTGGTCTGACTGGTACAGACAATGTGATTTCGTGTGGAAGTTTTTCTTTTTCATCAGGTAAAGCTACAGTTAATCTTGGATATGAGCCGCAGTACCTTTTGTTGAAAAGAACAAGCGGTGCAGAGCAATGGTGGGTGTTTGACACCATGCGTGGAATGACTGCAAGTCTTGCGGGTAATAACTATTTAACGCCAAACAGTAGCGTTGCAGAAGCTGACCTTGGTTCAATAACACAACCAACCGCTACGGGTTTTTATCTTGATTGGTCAAACAACGGAATTACAACTGGTGACTACATCTACATAGCCATTCGTAGAGGCCCGATGAAAGTGCCTACGGATGCGACTAAGGTGTTTAACGCATTGAGCAGAACTGGAACTGCGGCTACTGCAACTGTTTCAACAACTATTCTTCCCGACTTGGTAATGTCACAGGCTCGTGGCGGAATGTACAATGTGTTCTATGACCGCTTGCGTGGAACAGGAGCAACGCTGTCGCCAAATCTTGGAACTGATGCTGAATCTGTTGTAACCAACGGCATTACTGCGTTCAACAATACAAGTTACACAGTTGGCTCTGACGCATCACAAAACAGGATTAACTGGAATACCTATACCTACGCAAACTGGTTATTTAGTCGTGCCCCTAGCTTCTTTGATGTGGTTTGCTATACAGGGACGGGTACAAGCTCAAGAAACATTAGCCACAACCTAACTGTTCAACCTGAGTTTGTAATTGTAAAAAGTAGAAGTGCTACTGGACAATGGGTGTGTTTTGTAAAAACTGGTACAAACACTTATGTAGTGCCAAACTCCGCAGGTGCTTCTTCATTTGGTTTTGCGCTTACAAATGCAGGATTTAGTGCAACAGACCCTGATTTCAACACAATATATTTTACAAGTAGCACATTCAACCCTGTTGCCTATTCGTTTTCCGCGGACACGAATGCAAGTGGTGTTACCTATGTCGCCTACCTATTTGCCACTTGTGCAGGTGTTTCCAAAGTTTTCTCATACACAGGAAATGGCTCGTCACAAACAATTAACTGTGGCTTTACTTCTGGGGCGAGGTGGATTCTCATAAAGCGCACCGACTCTACAGGAGACTGGTATGTTTGGGATTCTGCTAGGGGTATCGTGTCAGGAAATGATCCACACCTAAGCCTTAATACAACGGCTGCTGAAGTTACTACAGACGATAGCGTAGATACTGATAGCACAGGATTTATTGTTAATCAACTATCAGCAACTAATATCAATGTTTCATCTGCCACCTACATTGGCATTGCCATAGCGTAAGGAAATAATCATGCAAATTAGAATTCGACAGTCAGGACAAGTAATGTACGAAGGTGAATTTCGTGCATACACAAAAGCCAATGGTGGCCCATCATGGGAGACAACAACAACTGAGGTCTTAGAGGCTTTGGGTGCTGATGTGGTCTTTGAAGGCCCACAGGCAACAGGTGGTACTGTTTACCAATACTCTCAAGCCTCTGGTGTTGAGCAGATTGATGGTAAATGGTACACAAAGTATGTGCTTGGCCCTGTCTTTACAGACACTACAGATGAGACTGGCAATGTCACATCTGCTGCAGACAATGAAGCTACTTACAAAGCCACTAAAGATGCTGAACAGGCTAAGTCTGTTCGTGCTACTCGTGACCAGAAGTTAGCGTCTACTGACTGGCGTTTTCGTAGTGATATGACTCCTTCTCAAGAGTGGAAAGACTACTGCCAAGCATTGAGAGATGTTCCTTCACAAGAGGGATTTCCTTGGAACATTACATGGCCTGTTGAGCCATAATATAGGTAAGGAGCAATCATGGCCGTAACCAATGAACAAATTTTAAGTTTTCTGACTGCTAATCCTGATCTAACAGATGGTCAGATTGTTGCGGCTATGGAGCAATATGGGGTATCTCCTGCTCAAATGGCGCAAGCAGTAGGATTGAAAGAAGGTGAAGTAGCGGCTCGAGTGGCGGCTACTGTTCCACCAGGTCAATCTGTCACTTTGGGAGACACAATTGTTCAACCTCAGTACTCAGTTACTGGTTCTGGCGAAGACCAACAAGTCGGTGGCATTGAGAATGTCTATACTTACAAAGTTGGTGAAAATAAAACTGGTGGCGGCTATCAACAATATAGCGGTACTGGTGAACTTCAGCGCACTGGTGTTCAGCAAGAAGTTAATGCTAATAAAGACTTTCTAAAGTTTGCTTTAGGAGGTGCGGCATTGTTTGGTGGACTAGGTGGTGGTTTTGAAGGTCTATTTGGTGGCGGTGGAGCGGCTACTGGTGCAGCAGGAACTGTTGGTTCTACTGGCTTAACAATGGCTGAACTTGCTCAACTAGACTTAGCTCTTGGTGGTGCTGGCGGTACTCTTGGTGCTGAAACTTTAGCTGCGGCTTTGACTACTGGTGCGGCTGTACCAACATTAACCAACTTAACAGGTGGTAGTGGTCTACTTACTGGTGCGGCAGGTGGTATTACTGCTGAGTCAGTAGCGGCTAAATTAGCGGCAGATGCGGCTCTTCAATTTGAATTACTCAATGCGGGTGCGGGTGCATTTACACCAACAACACTTCCCCCAGTAAATACAACACCAATTATTACGCCTCCCCCAATAGTTCCTCCTGTTGTGCCACCTGTCGTACCGCCAGTAGTACCCCCAGTTGTTCCGCCTGTTGTACCACCCGTAGTACCCCCTGTAGTGCCTCCCGTTGTACCTCCCGTTGTGCCTCCTATTTCTACTGTTATCCCTCCAATTGCTGATTTGTTAAAAACAGGTCTTACTGCGGCACAGATTGCTCAGTTACTATCAACTACTGCACAAACAGGTGCGGGTCTACTTCAACAACAGACTTCCAAAGAAGCGGCTGTCAAAGCGCAAGCAATGATTGACGCTGAAACAGCGGCTGCCAAGGCTTCTGCTCAGTTTAGACCCGTTGGCATGACCACTCGCTTTGGTACTTCACAGTTTGGGTTTGATCCTAAGACGGGTCAACTGACAAGTGCTGGCTATACGTTAGACCCCCAAGCTAAAAATGCTCAAGATCGTTTGGTTAAGTTGGCTGAGTCTGGATTACAACAAGCAGAAGGCGCACAAGCCCAGTTTGCTCCTTTGCGAACAGGTGCAACAAGTCTGTTTGATTTAGGTAATAAGTATCTTGCTCAAAACCCTGAAGATGTTGCAAGCAACTATATGAAATCACAGTTGGCACTCCTAGCACCAGGTCGAGAGCAAGAACTAGCCTTCTTACAAAACAAACTACAACAACAAGGCCGTGGTGGTTTATCTGTAGCCCAAGGCGGCAATTTGGGTGCTACCACTCCTGAATTACAAGCATTTATGAATGCAAA